GGAATAACTCCGTTAGCCGATCAATCGGCCGACGGATGTAGAAAGGCGTTATCTCACGACCTTGAAAGTAGTGTTTACCACAACTTTCTCGGAACGGGCCTGACCAGTAGCTCTTCTTTCCATTGACCGTAAAGCCAACAAATTGAAGGAGGCCACAGAACGAACCCGCAACAGACGACGGCATAATAATATCATCGCCGTAGACCGAAACGCGAGATACCTCCTCCCCATTGAGGTGGGTCCATGCTAGGGCAAGAGAGTAGAATATCGCACTCTCAAGCTCGAACGTGAATCCGTTCCCCATTGAGGAGAACTTCTGGTAAAATATTTTCTCACCAGAAGGAAGAACTCCGAACTGACAGCGGCACTGCTCAAGAGCCGCCAGCCAGTCGTGTGGGACCATCCTCGAGACCAGCTCACGGGAAACCGTGTCGCTAGCCATAGACAGGTCTATCGTAGCCAGAAGGCCACTAATAGAACCAATCTTAGCCAAACGCTGATTACGCGTTTGATCATCGAGGTTACATCCGGCACGCCGGAGGCGACGCCTCATTAACTGACCGATCCCTTTCTGAATATACATATTCATTCTAGGTTCGACAGCAATGGTGCGATCGGTCTTGTAGTTCTTCGGCACGGTTACTATGCGGTTACCTGGCACGATGACGATATCGTCCTCGGTCAGGTCTCTCTGCTCAAAAGAGCAGACTATCCGTTTCCAGATAGGGCTTGCTTCAATCGAAGCGAGGGCCAGAGCCGCATTGCCAGCAGTCGTCTCGGGTTTACCCGAGTATTTAAAGGCCGGATCCGACTGACGTCGGGGCAAAAGTGCACTCGCACCGGGACCCCAACCAAAGCCTTCAGCCGCAAGGTTCCAATCGAAATTGCCAAGAATCTTCCCCAAAATCCAACGAGCGTACTCAAGGTGCCGTTCATACGGCCCTTTGAAACCACTCGCGGACAGGCGTTGATTCGTAGCAAAACACTGGGCCTCTGCCTCGTGGAATCTCTTCCACGTTAACGCCTCTTTTTCTGGTGACGGGGTGCCGTCGTCATATTTCGACATAACCTCTGACAGTAGATAGTCAGGGGCTACCGCTCGGATATGATCAGATAGCACGACGTCCCATCCCTGTGGAGAACCTGGGCGTTCGATTGAACGGTTCCAGACTCTCCCGAGGGCCCCATGGAATCGGGGAAGAGGGAAGGCAACCTTACCAA